GTTCCTGCACCAGTATCAATAGCATCAATTTTGCGATACTCACCATGGGATGGATCAGTAAAACGTGGATATGATATAGGATTAGTATAGTTATCAGAAGCACATTTAAATTTCAATGAACCTGCTGATATCTTAACACTCTCATTTATACTAAGTTTCTCAGCAGCTTCTGTACCGACATTTAATGTTAGATCACCATTTGATGGATTATATACAGTTTTTTCAGTATTTTCATAACCAGTTGCAGCTGCAACATTATACACTCCTACGTCCGGACCAGCGCTTCCTGTATCCGCTACATAACTTCTCCTAGCAGATGTATTTAATAACTGGGTCAGAGTCATTCCGCACGTATTTGTCTCTCGTGCGCAAGACTCATCCATCAGATCTCCATCGGCGCCTATAGCCTCAATAGCCTGGAGTTGCTCGTCTGTTAATTCAGAAAAGCAACCTTTAAAAAATAAATTGGAGGTTGACATACCTCAACTCTCCTATAATAGATCAGTTATACGTAAACGTGTCCATCACAAATGTAAGCTCTAGAGTAGATACATTTGTAGAAGCCCTGTCGGCTTGGCCAAAGTTAATAGAAGTGATTTGAGCGTCAGGAATAGTGATGGTTCTGTTACCCACTGGGTTGGGATCTTCACCACACTCTACAGGAGTTACGGTCAAGGTAACAAAAGAACATTCATACGTCTTCCAGAAGTCAACGATATCTGCGTGCTTCTCTGGGTCAAATGGAGTAGATACAGTCACTTCCGCAAGAGTACGAGGACCCTTGAGCTGGAAGATACGACCTCTGACACCATCAGCGTACTGGGTGGTTCCAGATGTATCTCTGATTCCTGAGAAAGTAGTGAAGTAGTGCTGGAAAGGCGAGGCCTGGATCCAATACTGGGCTTGAGTAATAGGCTTATAGGATAGCATAGTAAGTTATGTTATATGCAATATTTCTAAATAATATTTAAACTAGGTGGATTATTGGAAGTACGGATCAAACCATCTCCAATATCCTTTCTTTTCCACATCTAGAGTTACAGCCTCTCTGTGCACAGTATACCTATTTAATCTAAATGTCTTCTCGTAGAGAGAGATCAGATCTATAGAGTCACACTCGGACAAAATCTCTTGCTCTATAAGGCTCTTCATTCTTTGTACTTCTGTCTCACAACCAGACTTGAGCTCAAAAGCTTCAGCCGGCGGTTTCCTTACGTTTCTTATCTCTTCTAGAAGTCTCTCTATCACAAAGACAATTTCTCCTGGCGAAGTAAACTCATCTATTTTTATCTTGGAGATTTGCATCTCGTTACCTGTAGAATCAGTTACGATACGTTGGAAACCAACATCATCGAGATCTCCTTTGAAATTAGTGGCGATCTCTTGAGATATCTTTTGTTTCTCTGAAGGCTCTTCAAAATCGAATAGCTTCATGAGGTCTGTGCCAAAGTCCATGTCCTCGGCCATAGGAGCTTCGGCTTCTGGACCACCTTCCATAGGAGGCATCATACCTCCCATCATTCCGCCATCAGGCATCTCCTGCTTGATCAATGAAGGGATGTTAAGCTTCTCCCTTAGCCAGTCTACGTCGTCTACTTGGTACCCTAAAGCTCCTAGTTGGGAGAGTACCTGTACCATACGTACAGGATCTTCTCTCTGCCTGAGATCTTCAAAGTTACGTACTAACCTAGGAGGAGTCTTACCAGGATAATTAAGTTCTACTATCCATCGGACCAAAGTAGAGTTAATTGTTTCATCGAGCTCTTCAGAGAAAGCCTTGGCCTTCCTCATCCTCACAGAGTCGGCGATTTGATCTCGTGCAAATGAGCCAACACTACCGGTCTCTTGACCAACGGTTGTCTCTCCATTAATCACAAAACTGATCTGCTGATCAATATATGTAATGAGCTGGTTGTAGAGTTCTGGGCGGCCATTGCTCTCTAACCATTGAATATCCATCTCATCTGGTATAACAACGGCGGTCTCTTGCCCTAAACGTTGTAACGCACTGAATAAGGAGTTAACTTCCTCCTCAGGCGTACCTAGGCTGAACTTGCCAACGGCTGTTGGAGTTGTATGCTTGTCCGCGTATTGAAGCCAGAAGTTAAGTAGAGTCCTTCTAAACTCAACAAGAGGATAAAGCTGACGTCCTAGTCCTGAGCCATGAACATCCATGAAGTTGCTATAGGCCCAATGCCTATGCATGATCATAGACCTTAGTGGTATCCCCAGGCCCTCTACAGGAGCGAACATAGTGATAAGCCTAGGACTTACTGTTCCATCCTCATTTAAGCGAAATAGGAACCTACGTGGGTCTCTGATCTTTATCTCAGACGGCACGATATACTTACCTTGTCGCATCCAGCAGATCTCTCCTGTTGACATGCCAAGCACAATAGACTCACACATGCCACGGATGAAGGTATCAAACCCTGAGCTCGTGGATACTAAAGATTCTTTTCCATAAGATTGTCTTGTGTTGCTGCCCATACGATTAATGACTTGTCGTACGAACTCTGCAATTTCTTCGTCTTCTGCTCTATCTGAAGAGGGGTAAACCTCCCAAGGCCTTTGAATAATCTCTCCTATTAGCTTTTCCCAAGCAGCAAGGATTTGGCTGTCGTTAAACAGCCTCATATATTTTTCAATTGCGCGTGGGCCGCCACCTCCTTCTTCTAAGAGGATATCGTCTCTACGGGGGAGTATTACTCCACTCGTAAGGTAAGGAGCTCCTGAATAGGAATACGGATCTGATTTATATCCTGCCAGATTTCCTTGAGGAGTGCCCAGGGAAAAATAACGATCAAAAAACCCAGATTTGATATGCCTTTGAGGATTTTCAGAGGTCATTTACAACACATTATTCTTCGCTATCTTTAAACTGAGTTGGCTCAACTACCTTGGTTAAGTCAACATATACAGTTTCAAGCTCCAAAATCTTAGTTCTAAGCTCCTCTACGGTGATCTCCCCGTCTTCCCATTCTTTAATTAGTTCCTCCGCGCCATCCACTCGAACGTTTTGGCCTTGAGTTAAAATGTTGATTCCTTCTTCCATTTTTCAAATTCCTTGCGAATAGTTATGTAAAATTCTGAGTAGGTTTTGTGCCAGGTTTCATCGTATTTCCTGACATACTTGAAATAGTTTTCTTTCCAAGTATCAGAGTCATATACTTCTTTATACTCTTTAGGTATATTTAGAGTGAAGTTCTTAAGCTCTATAGCGATGATTGCGCTCATAAAGTCTCCTCTTTTTGCAATCATCTGATCTTTAAGTTCTTTTAGATTTACATCTGGGAATTTTAAAGATACTTCGCGAAACAGAGGAGATTTGGATAGATCTGACTTTTTCTTTTCTTTGTCTTTTTTAATTGTCTCTTGGTAAGCGTTGTCAAGAATCCCAGAGATAAACGTAGAGTTAAATTCTACGCTTGCTCCGTCATTGATATCGGTCCAGAATTTCTTGAAGGACTCGTATCCCCTTACAATTGTGATATTTGCATAAGACTGCATCTTTTGTTTTATGTCTCTCTTTGCAGCGTCAATGTAGTGCATGTCTTTACCATTTGGCCAAAAAGCGTATCTTTGAGCCAGGGAGTTTGACCAAAGAAACGTTGTCAATAACTTCTTAATCCTAGGATCAGAAATATCTTTCTTAGGCAAATCGTCGATGTCTAGTATTGCTTTCTTCCAATCATAAAATATATCCATCGCTTTGTTTTCTGCGGCTTGCCAAACTGGAGTTTTTGAGAGTTTACCGATATGAGTATCGTCTAACTCGCCGTATCCTGTCAAATCGTTGATTAGTACGTCGTCCTCTGAGAGGCTTTCTGACGTTATAATTTTTGGCCTACCAAGCCCTTTGGCGTTAGTAGTAAACTCAACAACCCATTTGTCATGGGCTAGTTGCTGTTCAAACTTCCACTTATCATAAGCGAGTATCTTATCTAAAAGAGGCTCTGGTATATTACTTAGTGTCAGTATTTCCTGTGCTATCATTCTCGTTTAACTGACGTAGTTTGAAGTCTATATAGCTCATTATATCACGATAATTCCAACAGTCAACAATTTTTTCAAATAAGTTTTGATCTACTCTACCTAAGTCCATTCCAAAGGTTAGAATCCTATTTAAGTCCGTCCAACAATTACTACCTGGTTCGTCAAATAGGAAGATCTTTTTATCTACCGGAGGTTCTATCTTCTCAATTGTGCTCAGCGCGCTAAAGAACGAAGACAACAAAGAATTGTCCCATCCTGCAAAGACTACAAAATCAGAGCCTTTGACTAAAGCCTCAGTGATTGATTGTCTTACCT